TTGCTTTGTTTCTTCTTCGGGTAGGTGGATTTCTATTCGTGTCATGTTGTTATTTATTAAGACCATAATTTATGGGCGGTTTCTAAATTCTTTTCAGCTTCGTTCACGGCTTTTTTAGCGTAGGTGAGCGAGAATGAATGTTCTCTTTTATCGGGATTAGCTTTGTAAAATTCATGCTTCATTTTAGCTTCTTCTACTTTGTATTCGTAAAACTCAACACTTTCGGGCATTGACAAATTAATATCGTTTGCTTTGCTCTCCCAATATTCTGCTTTACTTTCGTGCTTTTCTACTTTTTCCCCAACTTCTACCGATTTACTCATTCGGTTGTGATTGCGTTCAATTAAGGCACGGTGTCTTTTTTCTGAATGGTGACCAACTTTTATCGGTTCTCCTAATGATAGGAAATCCCTTCCCTCATGCGAGGCTTTCCAAAGTTCATTACTTTTATTTTCCGCAGCTTGTGCCCATTGATGGTAGCGTTCCGCTTTTTTCTTTGCAAATTCTTGCATATTGAAGCCATCAGCACGTACGATAGAGTAAAAGAAAAAACCTTCTTTATTTCTACCTAAAAGATTAAATACTATACATTCGTGCTCTTTTCCGTGTTTAGTTGTTAATACAATTGTTTCGCCTTTTTCGTGTCTGTCGGTACATTTTGCAACGAAAACGTTAGCGGTATATTTTGCGTAAGTATTCATAATTTCTATCTTTTAATATTATACGTCAAAGTAACGTATAATAAACGTAACCACCAAACAATATCTGTAATTTATAATTGGTCTATATAAGCTATACAATTTGATTAATTAACCACAATCCGCTTACTGCACCACAACCTGCACCGAATGAATAAATTATTTTAGCTCTTAGGTCAGATAAAGCGATTTTAGCAACGTTAAACGACCAAAGCAAGGAAATAATAGTAGAACAAATAAAAACGCCTAAAAAGAGCTGTTTTGATATTAAAAACGTGTTTATAGCTACGAAAAAGATTTGAAAAAATGATGTGATAAATGTTTTCATTTAGAATAGGGTTGTGTTTTTGGTATTGCATATGTTTTGAAGTTCTGAAAATGGTCATTAAAAATTTGTGCTTTTTTCATGTTATTTATATTTAAGTTGTTATTTATTAATTTTTATTTTCCCCACAAACTCATCATCATATCCAAACTCAAACCCGAACAACTCTAACGTGTCGGTGTATATGAATATATAAATCCAGTGCCAACATTCCGTATTGACGCCGTTACGTTTGAGCCATTTGCTAGGTAATTGACTATTCTTTTTAATTGCTGATAGGCGGTATGGTCTGTTTTCATATGTATCGTTATGGAATACGTAGGTGTGTTTGTCGGTGGTGATTGAAGTCATAGTGATTGAATATAATTGTTATACCATTCCATAAACATATCGAAGTCTTTAGCTATCACATAAACACCACCAGCTTTATTTACATCAGATTCATATTTCTTTTGCGCTTCGGATTGTCTATCTGTGCCAATCTTAACTTCAATCTTTACAGAACGCCCTTTAATAGTTGCTGAAATATCCGCAGTTCCATTGGTTGAAGTTCCCTTTATATATTGCAAACTTCCTATCGTTCTTTGTCTGCCTAAGCAATCGGTGTTGATTGTTCGTTTGTCAATCATCCTACCCATTGAACTAATTCGCTCGGCTTGCCATCCAGATAGTTTAAGGAAATCTGTAATACACTTCGTCAATCCGTTTGCTGTTTTATCTGAATACTTTGGAGCTGGCACACAATGGTCTGGAACGTTTGGATACTTAAGTTTGAGGTCAGTTATTGCTAAGTCAGTTAATATTGCTTTGTTTGTTTTATTCATCAATTCAAATTTATAGTAAATAATTCCTTTCGTTTCAAATATTCATGCTCTAGGTTATAAAAATCGTGGTAATCAATATGTCCTTTAATAAATAAATCGCATTGAATATCAAATAATTTTTGCAGCAGATTATAGGTCATTTTTACTTGTGAACTAAATTGAACCATTTTGAACTAAAATTGAACTTGGTTCAATTCTGTTAGGCTTTATGTTTGTTGATTTTTTTGCTAATTTTTACCTATTTTGAACCAGTTCACAACTTTTTTCCAAAAAAAAATAATTTCATTTTAAATTTTTATTTTATTTATAATTTTGAACCATTTGGTTCAAAGGTTCAAAACCGCACTACCATTGACTTTGAACCGTTGAACTTGGTTCAATTTGGTTCAATTTCTTTTATGTATTTATATATCATTCTAAGAGAAACGCCTAAATTTTCAGAAACTTCTTTTTTATTTAGTTCTGGGTTTGATTTATAAAGTTCAATAAATTGTTCTTTAATTGACTTGTTTTTGTTCGATTGAATGATAGTTTTTATCTCGTTTATTTCGATAGAATTTACCTTAATTTTTTTAGCCATGGCAATAAAATATTTCGATAGTTTTTCAGCAGATAAAATTGATTCTTTAGATATTTCCAAAGCATCCATTTTACTATCAGTATCAAAAAAACTACTAAAACAATTTATTAATAAGGCAAACCTTGGTAAGTAAGATTTTTGTTTAGGCAACATCGACTTCATATATTCGTTTTCATCATCCGAATTTTGAATATCGGTGTACTCATTAAAAACCCTAATCCATTCTTTTTTACTTTCTAACGGTATTTTAGCCATCTTTGGTTTAATATCGCCGTCTTCATCATATTCTACAACCTTGTGTTTTATTGTTTCGTAAAAAGCAATTATATTGTCGTTATACCATTGAATGGTGTCGTAATTCATTTCTTTGTCATTCCATTTTTCAATTTCTAAACTTGGATAAGATAAAAGCATCCTATCCATAAAGCCATTGTCTTTATTATCTTCAGTATAAAATGCATTTAAAATGCTTGGCTGTATTCCGCCAAGAACCGAAACCAAAGGCTTATCAACAAATGAGCTTTTAGCGGTTTTACGGTTTAAAGAAATTGCTTTACCACTCCAAGTAGATAGCCAAAATTCCAAATCTGAACCCTCTCGATATTTATTCATATCCTTAAACCACCCAGCAAGCTCATCTTTAAAAACACCAATACTGTTTTTATTTTCTTGGTGCAACTCTACCAACGCTTCAATAGTAATATCGTTCGCTATAAATTGCGTTTTAATTGGCTTATTAATTTCTTCGTGTTCTTTTTTATCTTTTGCAGATAGTTTGTCGTAATACTCAAATTTTTCGGCTTGTTTGATGTAGTTTTTTATTTCCTTATTGTTTGCAGATAGCAATGGTTTTATAATATTGTGTATCGATGGCGTTTTACCAAGTCCAGCTTTACCAACAACGGCAAGCCAAATGGTAGCCGTTTCATTCCACCCTTTTTTTACTTCAATTTGTATCGAGTTACCGACTATTACAGAAATCATCCAAAGCATAGAACAACCCATGTAATCTATTGAACTGTCTAAAGTTTCATTACATTCTAAAATATACGATTGTATTGGTTTAGGGAATATTTCAATTGGAAAAACCAAATCCGTTTCATTTATTTTTGGCAACTCACGTTTTTCTATTTCCTTATTCTTTTTAGCTATTCTAGTTCCAAACCCATCTTTGTAAATTTGCTTTGCCGATTCTGTAAAATTACCGTTGTGATTTTTCCAAGTGTAAGCAATAAAAGGGGTTATTAATTTTTCATGTGGGTAAATAGTTCCAGTAGAAAATAAATACATACACCCGTTACTTTTAAAAATACTACCAGAAGTAGGATTTTCAGAACCAATACGTTTTACAATATATTTATCACTTAATTGGCGAACTACTTTCACATCTTCGCCAACAATATCGAATATCGAAACCTTTTGATTATAGTCATCCCACGGTTTAATAATCGATTCATCGTAAGTAGTTTCTTTTATTTTTGGTTGTTCAATTTCAACCTCGTTTATGTAGTTGTAGGTTTTAGATATTGACCAAACAATATCTCTATCTCGTTCAGATATTTCTTGTATTTCAGCATAAGATAGTTTACTGATTTTGTTTTCATAAATAACCACCATACCACCAGTGCCACGGCTTTCAATAATTGCTTCTTTATGCTCTTTTAACCTTGCAATTTTTGTATTTCCTTGTATTTTATTGCATCTATAAAGAATGTGATAACCTTGCCTTTTGGTTTTATAAATAACAAATTTCAAATCAAAATCGTCAATGTTGTCTTTTAAAAAAGCAATATACTCATTCCAAAAATCGTTTTGTTCTTGAAGTGTTGCAAATACTTTTAAATCAATATCAATAACCTCAAGATTATTATACCCAGTTATTAAACCATATAAGGGTGAATTTAATAAATCAATTTCGTCTTTAGTTCTTTGCGATGTTTGGTATTTTTTCCATGCGCCAATAGGGCATTTATTTTCATCAACTGGAATAATAGAGAAACCACAATCGACTAGCTTTTTTAATAATGATTTGTTCATGTAGTAAAAAATGTAAAATCCGATACAGTCAAGCCTAAAGTGAGATTAGCTTTTCCGCATCGGATTTTTATAATATTTTTGTTCTGTAATAAATCTCACAATATTACTTAACACAAAAGTAAGAATAAAAAATAACACCCGCAACTTAATCGGGTGTTTTAGTGTTAATATTTTTAGAACGGTAAATCATCATGTTCTTCTTGTGGTATCGGAACTGCTGTATGTGTTTCTGCTGGAGTATTAGCATTTTCCCAAACGGTAGTAAATCCGTCTCCGATAAAAATAGTTTCGGCTTTCGCTTCTCTTTGTTCTTTTGTTTGGATTACCGAAGCGAAGTGTGTTTTGTCAATTCTATATCCATTGCCAGTATAGATTGTTTTAGGCTCTTTTACAGCGATAAGTTCAAACTTAACCTCTTGTACTTCTACATCCGCATTATCTTTGTTTTTGTAGGTTCTTTTTGCTGCTAAACTACGTAACTTTGTAGCGTCTAACGTTACTTGAATTTTACTCATAATTAATTGTTTTTATAAATTCTCTAATATTTGTTACTCTTTGTTTTAAATCAGCAATAACATCTTCTGAATATTCTACATCGTATTTTTTAATACGATATTTTTTATCTAAATGACTGTAAGTTTTTGGTGTTTCCCACGCTGGTAAATTTTCAGGACTGTCAAGAAGCACATAAACTAAAACAGCTTTTTTCAAACCTAATAGGTTCATGTAAACTTGAAGTTGATAGTAGTAGTCTTTTGTTGGTATTTCATTCTCAAACAACGGAAACGTAAACTCATCCCAACTACATTTAATATCGAAAACAGTATCTTTAATTATTAAATCGGGCGTACCTTTAAAGAACTCATTCTCATAACTTTCTTCATTCTTTAAAGTAAAAGGCAAATCTAACAACTCTATTGCTTTGTCTATGGCTTCATCTTCTAAAGATAAACCTTTACTGATATGCTTGTTCGATATTTCTTTTTTGTAGCCGTAAATCTGTTCTTTTAGGAAATCGTAAACATAGTTTTTAGAAGTTTCAGAAAGTTCAACTACATCTTTAATCGCTTCTAATTCTTTGATTAACTTTTCAGTATTTGGAATTTTGTTTTCAGAAATATCAATGTAGGTTTTTGTTGTTTTGTTTACCAAACCATCAAGCCTAATTTTTAAATTAGATAGTGTTTCAACCGCATCGTTATATTTATCTAAATTACTTTTACCCGTCGGGTTCGTCATTATTTTGCCTGCACTCGAAGCTCTTATTTTGAACATAGCAATAATTCGTTTTCGTTAGATAATTGATATTTCGATTTTACTTGTTCAACACTAAATGCACCGCTATCGATTGCCTCTTTTACTTTTAACCAATTAGGGTGCGTCGGTGTTAATTCAATTAGTGTTAAATCCATATCATAAGATATAATATCCTTACGATTTAAGTCTGCGCCAAACAATTTACCGAAATGGTCGCAAGCGTCTTTTATAGCTACTGTTTTAGCCATTGGAAAAGCCATCGATAAAGCACCATTATTGATATTTGCTAAATCTGCTGGACTTGTGCCTTTAGCGGTTTGTAACTGACTAGCGCCAATGCCATCGTGAAATTCCCAAGTCCCGTTTACTGGGTGCAAATAATGAACTCGAACCGTTACCCAAACGCCATTAAAAGCCGTGCCTTGCCCAGTTACTTCAATACGATAATTTTTAAATATAGTCTTTAATAAATACTCAATCCTTTCGATGGGGAGGTATTTATAACCTTTAATAAACGGGTGTAATTTTACCCATGTTTCTTTTGGCGGCTGATTCATAAGCATAACTAAAGCGTCGTTTTTCTGCGTCGATACTTTGTCTATGTATAAGTCTTGAATTTTTGGTAGTGATGCCATATCTCTATTATTTTTAAATTAAATCCCGATGTGATGGGAGGGGGTTAGTTGAGTTGTAAATTTTTAATAATAGTTTCTACCTCGTCAATTCTTTTCAAACATTCTGTAACCGATTCCGAACCTTTAATATATTTTTGTTGAAAGGCAATTAAAGCGGTTTTAATTGTAGGGTAATGATACGGCTCTACAAATTCAAAAGGTTCTTTTTCGTCAGTTCCTTTTTTCTTACGTTCTCTCGTTTCAAAGAACTCTAAATTTACGTTGTTGTCATCGTATGACAATCTCCAATTTTTTGATAGTAACATAATCTCATATAATTAAAAAAACCAACTTACTACTAACAACTCTGGAACCGTTGCTTTGGTAAATTGGCTAATTGTGTTTTGTTTGCTAGGTTGTTCCAGAACCTTTGGTGCGAATGCGAATATACAAATTAATCCCGATGTGATGGGAGGGGGTTAGTGTTTGTTTTCGTCAATCATTT